GAGGGCCACAAGGTTCAATTTGTTTGTTTAGAGGGCTTCATAATTCAACATCTGCTTCAATTAAATCGTTAGAAGGTATTGATAGAGCTTGGTTAGAAGAAGCTCAAACAATTAGTCAAAGAAGTTTAGATTTGCTTACACCAACAATTAGAGCCGAAGGTTCGGAGTTGTGGTTTAGTTGGAACCCAGTATCTAGGTTAGACCCAATTGATAAGTTATTAAGGCGATATACTCCAGAAGACGCGATTATTGTTGAGTCAAGTTGGCAAGATAATAAATGGTTTCCTAAAGCCTTAAAAGCTGACATGGAAAGAGATCGAGGCCAAGACCCTGAGAAAGCATCTCATATATGGGATGGTGAGTATGCAAGCGTGACAGGGGGAGCTTATTACGCATCCTTAATAGCTGATGCTAGAAAAGCAAAGCGCATAACAAAGGTAGAATACGATCCTGACTTGCCTGTTAGTTCAGCGTGGGATTTGGGCATAGGCGATAGTTTAGCAATCGTCCTGTGGCAACAAGTTGGCAATGAAATAAGAGTAATAAATCATTATGAAAATCATTCTTTGCCATTGCCTCATTATGTTGAATGGCTTAAAGCTCTTCCTTATCCTGTTGACATAGATTGGCTACCCCATGATGCAAGGGTAAGAGAATTAGGCACAGGATTGACGAGGGTTGAAGTATTAAAAAGAAAAAAAAGAAACGTGAGAATTGTTGCATTGCACAAGGTAGATGATGGAATTAACGCGGTTAGAGAATTGTTGCCAATTATGTATTTTGACTCTGACAAGTGTGAGTATCTTTTAGAGTGCCTAATGCAATATAGAGAAGATTATGACGAGCGATTATTGACGTTAAAAAGTAGGCCGCTACACGATTGGACTAGTCATTCCAGTGATGCGATTCGTTATATGTGCATGGCTTATAAAGAAGATAGACCAAAACCAATAAGAAAAACACCGACATTTATTGAAAGAGACCCATTAACAATAAATGATTTATTTGAAAATATCGGAGAGAAAAGGACAGAATTTTGAGCAATCAGTCAAATTTACAAGCCTCAATCAGAAGTGCAACAAGCACAACTCTTGATTTCAATGGTGATTTTATGAAAGAATTTGCTGACTCTGGAACAGGTGGTGTAACTTTTAACGAAAAGTTATTAGCGTGGATTAATGGTGAATTATCTACGAGCTACACAAATATCAATGAGGCTATGCAAGCCTTTGCTGTTTCTAAGAGTCGAAATAATTGGAACGCGGTAACTTCAATATGAGTAATCAATCTTTAGTTCAACAAAGTGTAAGAGATTTAACTGGCACAGCACATACTTATATGGGAGATTGGCACGCATTGTTTGATTTAAATAATATTCCTGTTGGCTCTTTTTCAGGCCGAATGTTAGCGTGGCGTAATGCGATGCAAAGCGGATGGAATAATGCAATTTGGGATCGTTCTGAATGGGGCGCAAATGCAGAAGGATATACAAATTTAAATGAAGCTCTTCAAAGTATAGCAGCTGCAGAGGGCAAATATAACTTTAATTCGGTGACATCAATATGAGTGAACAAATTGAAAGTATGGACGAATATAAAGGGTCGGCAGGGCTTGCTCGTTATTGGGACATTGAATTAAATTCTTCTGATGACGAGGAAAGGGAATGGCGAGAAGAAGGTGAAGATGTCGTTGACCGCTATCGTGCAGATAAAGAAATGTCAGGCATTGGCAGAGAAAAGAAATTTAATATCCTGTGGTCAAATACAGAAACATTAAAAGGCGCATTGTTTGCTAGGATGGCAAAGCCTGAGATCAGAAGACGTTATTTAGATCGTGACCCCAATGGCAGACAAGTAGCGGAATTGTTAGAAAGAGCATTAGAATATAGTTCGGATGTTTATGATGAAAGAGATATAATTGCTGGGGCGATTGAGGATTACTTGTTACCAGGTCGAGGCGTTGTTTGGGTAGTTAAAGAAGATATAATGATTGAGGTGGATGCCATAGATGAATTTGGATTTGCTACAGGTGAGAAAATAGAAGAAATTGGCGATCAACGAGTTTATTTTGAGTATGTGCATTGGGAAGATTACAGAGAAAGCCCAGCAAAAAGACCAGAGGATGTAAGGTGGAAAGCAAGAAGGCATCTTATGACCAGAGATGATTTGCGTGATTTATCGCCAACTCATGCTGATAAAGTGCCGTTAAATTGGTCGCCATCTGAAACTGGTGAATATAACTCAGATGATGTATTTCGCAGAGCCGAAGTTTGGGAAATATGGTGTGAAGACACACGAAAGCGGTATTATGTTGTTAAAGGTTTTCCAGCCTTACTATTAGAGGAAGATGATCCTTATGAGCTTGAAAACTTTTTCCCAACACCAAAACCAATTATTTCAATTAAAACCAATGGTTCGGGTGTGCCTGTTCCAGAATTTAGGTTATATCAAGATCAAGCAGATGAGTTAGACAGAATTACAACTCGTATTGCAAAGCTAACTGATGGGTTAAGGCGCAGAGGTATTTATGATGGTTCTATTCCAGAGTTAGCAAAATTGGCAGAGGCTGCGGATAATGTTTTTATTCCTGCGGATAATTATGCAAATTTAGCTCAAAAAGGCGGTTTAGCTCAATCTATGCAAACTGAAGATATATCTCAAACGGCTGGGGTTTTGACAGGGTTATATCAACAAAGGGCGCAACTCATACAAACCATTTATGAAGTTACTGGCATCAGTGACGTTATACGAGGGTCAACAAATCCCAATGAAACGGCAACGGCTCAAAGGTTAAAAGGTCAATTTGGGTCAATGAGATTAAAACAAAGGCAAGATCAAGTGCAAAGGTTTATTCGTGATCTTTACAGAATAAGAGCCGAATTAATTTCAGAACACTTTCAACCTTACATATTGCAAAATATGACAGGGTTGCAAGTTACGCCAGAGATGCTTCAGATTATGCGTTCTGATAAACTTCGATCTTATCGTGTAGACATAGAAACTGATTCAACTGTGTTTGAAGATGCACAAATGGAGCAAAGAAACAGAATAGAATTTGTTAACACAATGGGGGCTTATCTTGAAAAAGCAATAAGCATTGTGCAAGTTGCGCCAGAATTAACACCTATTGCGTTTCAATCATTAGAATTTATGGTTAGAGGATTTAAAATAGGAAGAGAGTTTGAAGATTTAATTGATGAAGCTAAACAAAATTCTATGCAACAAATGCAACAAGTGAAACAAATGCAACAGCAAATGCAACAGCAAGGGCCACCACCTGATCCTAAAATGATTGAAGCACAACAAAAAGCCCAATTGAAAAATGCAGAATTACAGCAAAAAGGTCAGTTAAAAGGCGCAGAGCTTCAACAAAAAGGCCAGTTAGAAATGGCTAAAATGGGTCAGGACGCACAAATAGATCGTGAGCAAATGGCGGTTAATGCACAAATTGCCAGAGAAAAAAATATGACAGATGCAGAAATAGAGTTATTAAAAGGCGCAGGGATGATGTAATGCGAAAGACTTATGTTTACGATCATGGAACAAGAAAAGTTATTTTGAAAACTACTCCTCATCAAAGCAAAGGTTACGTTGTAATAAGTGATGTTGAGCCTTTTACATCACCAATTGATGGCACTGTTTTGAGTTCACGATCCCAAATAAGAGACCATGAGCGCAAGCATCAGGTACGGCAATGTGGCAATGACTACACCTCATCTGTGAAGCCAAGTTGGTGGGATAGTAGAAATGGATAAACACAAATAATTTTAATTTATTTTTAACAAAAGGAGAAAAAAATGGCTGACAGCACTCCCGAAAAGGAGTCGGCGGGTCAAGATGTTTCTGAAGTAGAAACCGCTGATAAAGATATACTAAGTGAAATGTTGACTGAAAACATTGAAAAAGAGTTTGCAGAAAAAGAGGAACCCGAAGAGCCTCAAGACGATGGGATCACCTCTGAAGACGTTGAGGTTCAAGAAGAAGACAACGCCCAAGACGAAGCACCTCCACCCGAAGTTGAGGCCAGCGAGGGCGAGATAGATCAAGAGATAGTGGAAAAAACAAAGGAAACCGAAGAAGTTCCACCTTTAGAAGCTCCGCAACATTGGTCGGCAGGGGATAAGCAGAGGTTTGAAGATATGAATCGTGATGCACAGGAATGGGCATTAGAGCGTGACAAATCTATGACGGCTGATTATACCCGAAAAACTCAAGAGATAGCTCAATATAGACAAGCATTGGAACCCTTGAATCATGTGTTAGCACCAATTCGTCCCGCACTTCAACAGTCAGGCATCAGTGAAGCTGAATATGTTGCCAGACTTATGAGAGCAGATCGAATGTTGCAAGAAAACCCAACTGGGGCCATCCAAAACTTGGCACAAAATTATGGGATAAATCTTGAAGCCCTAGCGCAACCAGTGGAAATGGCACAACAGCCTGACCCACGTTTAAACGCTTTACAGCAACAAGTTCAAAATCTACAAGGATATCTACAACAAAATGAAGCAAGAGCGGCACAAGAAAACCAAGCTGGGCTTTATGACCAAATAGAATCATTTGCACATGAAAAAGACGAAAGTGGAGACCTAAAGCACCCACATTTTGAAAAGCTCCGTGAAACAATGGGGCATTTAATGCAATCTGGCGCAGTAGGTCAAGATATGAAAAAAGCATATACTTATGCACTTCGTTTAGATGATGATTTGTATCAGCAAAGCCTAGAGGCAGAGCGTACAAAAATTCAAAAAGCAGAGGAAAAACGCAGACAAGAAGCGATTGCCAAAGCAAAAAAAGTTCCAACAAGGAGATCATCAAATCCCCCTGCTGGTTCTATTCAAGCAACTGATTTAGATGGTGTTATAGGTCAAAATTTAGACAAAGCTGGTTACTAGTAAAGTTAACTTTAATCAACTAAGGAGTGTTGAGAAATGGCGAGTCCAAACTCATCGTTTACTGAAATTGTAACAACTACTCTTCAAGGTTACTCAAAAGTCCTTGCGGATAATGTTACAAATCATAATGCCCTTATGCGTCACATGGACGATAAAGGAAACAAGCAACCTGCTACAGGTCGCACAATTGTTCAAGAGCTAGAGTATGCTGTGAACTCCACATCAAAGTGGTATTCTGGTTATGAAGTTCTTGATACGTCACCAAGCGATGTTTTCACGGCTGCGGAGTTTAATTACAAGCAGTTAGCTGGAAACGTGGTTATATCGGGTCTTGAAGAAGTACAGAACAGTGGTCGTGAAGCTGTTCATAATCTTTTAAAGTCTCGTATTCGCAACCTTGAAAAGTCATTAAAAAATACTTTTGCGACAGCAATGTATGCAACAGGAACTGGAAATGACGGCAAGGAAATTGGTGGCCTTCAAAGCCTGGTTGCTGATGCTGGCACAGGTACAGTTGGTGGAATTGATTCCTCAACTTACACTTTTTGGAAAAACCAATTTTATGATTTTTCTGGTGAAAGTGTTACACCTTCAGCAACAACAATTCAGAACGCAATGAATACGCTTTGGCTTTCAACCATTCGTGGTGCAGACAAGCCAGACGTAATTACGGCTGATAATGTTTATTTCACCTACTATTGGAGTAGCTTGCAGACCAATCAAAGGTTTGCATCCGATAGCAAAGCCGCAGCTGGTTTTATGAACTTGCTTTTCATGGACGCACCTGTGTTCTATGATGACCAAGCTCCTGCAAGCCATATGTACTTTTTGAACACTGATTATTTGTTCATGCGTCCAGCGGCTGGTCGTGAATTTGTGCCTTTAGGTGAAAAGGCTTCTACTAATCAAGACGCAATGGTTATGCCAATGGTATGGGCTGGGAACATGACTTGTTCCAATCGCTCAGTCCAAGGCGTAATTGTAGCATAAAGGGAGGATTGAATATGTATCAATTAGGCATTGATGAGACCCTTGTTTCTAGCACTTGTGACTTTAAATTGGGTCAGCTAGGAATGAATGATGGGAGTTCGGCTGTTTACAAGTGGGTACAGTATGACACAGGATCAGGTTCAGTTGCGGCTGTTGCTGGTCAAGTAGCTTACTATTACACTTTGGATGGTTATAAGAATAATCAAGTAACTAGTGACTTATCCGACTCTGTTGAGATTGGTGCTGGTGTTCTTAAATCGACTCCTACGGATGGTCAATATTGTTGGATTCAAATTAAAGGTGCAGCAACTTTGACTATAGCTTTAACAGCGGGCGCAGATGGCGATCCTCTTACTCCAACAGGTTCTGGCGATGGTACGCTAGATGTATCTGGCGCGGTAACGGATAATGTTTGTGCAATTGCAGGGGATATTTCTGATAAAGAAATTGTCTGTGATTTTCCGTTCTAACAAGTAGATTGGGGGGCTTTTGCCCCCCTTTCTTTTTATGAAAGAAATAAAGTGGCTAAACCGCAAAAAGGAAAAGCAAAAGTTAAAGTTACAGCATCTGGAAAACGTGTATCTTATGGACAAGCTGGCAAAGCTAAAGGCGGTGGGGCAAGAGTAAGGCCAGGAACTTCAAAAGGAGATGCTTACTGTGCTAGAAGTGCTGGTCAAATGAAAAAGTTTCCTAAATCAGCAAAAAATCCTAATTCGCCAATGAGATTAAGTCGTAAAAGATGGAAATGTGCAGGGACAAAATCAAAGAGGGCATGATGGTAACAAAACAACAAAAAATTAAGAAATTAAAACGTCAAAAACCAAGTTTATACAGGAACGTAAATTTAGTTAAACTTGGCGCAGGTAAAAGCAAAAAAAGAAAAAAAGGTGCAAAAGGTGCGCCAACTGACTCCGCATTTAAAAAAGCAGCGAAAACAGCTAAAGCATGAACAAGATTGAAAACAATGTTATTGATGATATTAAAGGCTGGTCAAAAGAGGTTTTAGAAATACCAAATCCTCATTTGTTTGGCCTCAAGGCTTGTCCTTATGCAGAAAAAGCGTGGAAAGATAATAAAGTTGATGTTCTAACAGGTGAAAATATAGACGATTTAAAAAGCGCAATTTGCAGTTTTAATCCCGCAAAGAAAGATATGATTATCTGGACGACTTTTAATCTCAAATCTTATGATGTATGGGATAGATGGGTTACGAAGTGGAATAAGAAAAACGCTGTAAAAGATTTACATTTGATGCTGTTTCATCCTGATTATCCACCAGAGGAAGGCGAGGATTATTTGTTAGACAATGATTGGCAATCAAGTGTTGACGATTATGTCATGGTTTTTATTCAAAGTTTAAAGGCACTTAATAAAGCAAGTGTTGCGTTGGAAGGTGTTGGTTATTATCGTAAATTTCCAACACATATTTTTGAAACTTTAGTTCTTGAAAGAAGGAGACTTGAAAATGGCTATGGGTAAGAAAAAAGGTATGAAGCGTGGTGGCAAGAAAAGACCTGTTAAAAGGAAATAAACATGGCAAAAAACATTAGAGCCAAGTTCTTCGAAGAACAACGAGAAACAACAAAAGTTGCATTGGTTGAAATTTCTATTATTGGAGACCCTTCAACAGTTGTTTTAAAAGTAACTGAAGAACACAAAGAGCAATTTCCTGATGAATGGAAAGCATTTGCAGGTGGCAAAGATGATGTTGTTACAGATGGAACGCCTTTGACAGATGTTAAAGGTATCGGGCCTAAATTAGCTTCTAAATTAAAAGTTAATGGCATTCATACGGCAGAACAATTGGCCGCTGTAAATGATGGTGGTCTAGAAGCTGTAGGAATGAGTGCTTACACTCACAGGCAAAGTGCAAGAGAATTGCTGAATTTAGTTCCTGATTCTGTTGGATCTATTGCGCCATGACGTTATTAACTATCATAACTGGTGCAACAGATGAAATTGGTTTAGAACGGCCTGAGTCTGTTATTTCAAACACAGATCCACAAGTTCGGCAATTATTGCGAGCGGCATCACAAGAAGGAAAACATCTTGCTAGCGTGTATGATTGGGAAATATTACAAAAAGAAGGATCATTAACTACGGCAGCTCAAGAAAGCCAAGGAGTGATGACAACTGTTGCATCAGACTTTGATAGGTTTGCAAATGATACAATGTGGAATCGAACAACGAGTGAAAAGATTTATGGCCCTTTAACTGATGTTCAATGGCAAAGAGAAAAATCTGATGTTACAAGTGGAGTAACAAACTACTTTAGAATAAGAGGTGGTTCAATACTGTTCACTCCTAATCCTGTTGCAAGCCAAACAGTCAAGTTTGAATATTATTCTAAAAACTGGGTTGACACAGGATCAGGTGCTTCCCCTGCTGTTGCTGATGGTTCAGCATTTGACAATGATGCAAATACAGTTGTTTTTGATGAAGAGCTAATGACTCTAGGTGTAACATTTAGATGGTTACAAGGCAGAGGATTAGATTTTACAACAGCATTTTCAAACTATCGTGAAAGGCTTGAAATTGTTAGAGGACAAGATGGGGCTAAACCTAATATTGATATGGGTGGGTTAAATTATGGCTTTCTTGGAGTTAATGTTCCATCGTCTAATTATGGGACATAAATAATGAGGCAAGCACAAGGCACAGCAATCCCTGCTCCTATAGGCGGTTGGAATACTCGCGATGCAGTAGACATGATGGGGCCAGCAGATGCTATTATTCTTGATAATTTCTTTCCTGATGAAAATGAAGTAAGATTAAGAAAGGGCAGTGCATCCCATGCGACAGGGTTAACTGATGCAGTTGAGTCAATCATGCCTTACAAATCAGGTTCAGCAAGTAAATTGTTTGCGGCTACCAGTGGGGGCAATGTTTACGATGTTACAAGTTCGGGGGCTGTAGGATCAGCCGCAATTTCCAGTTTATCTAATGGTCAATTTCAATATGTAAACTTTGGAACAAGTGGTGGTAATTTCTTGTGGATTTGCAATGGTGCGGATTCTCCCAGACATTTTAATGGCACATCATGGGCAACACCTTCTATTTCTGGAGTTACAGGTTCAACAATTGTTAATGTAACAGCGCATAAAACAAGGTTATTTTTTGTTTTAATTAACAGTTTAAAATTTGGTTATTTGCCTGTTGCAAGTGTAGCTGGAACAGTAGCAACTTTTGATTTAGCTTCTATTGCTCAAAAAGGTGGATCATTGCAAGCCATAGGCACTTGGACGAGAGATGGCGGTGATGGTTCTGATGATTTAGCCGTATTTCTCACAAGTGAAGGCGAGGCAATTGTTTATGCAGGGACAAATCCTGGAAGTGCAGATGCTTGGAATTTAGTCGGTGTTTTTAATATTGGCAGACCAATTGGCAGAAGATGCGTTGAAAAAGTTGGGGCTGATTTAATTGTTACAACAGAAAATGGTTTTTTGCCTTTATCAAAAATTTTACCATTAGGGTTAAGTGCGCCAAGTGCGGCTATATCTGATAAAATATCAGGGTCAGTAAAAGAAGCCGCCAGAAATTTTAAAGGCACGTTTGGATGGCAGAGTATATTATATCCAAAAGGTGGTTTTGGTTTGTTTAATGTACCAAATTCTACAGTTAGAGATTATCATCAATATGTAGTTAATTTAACGACAGGTTCATGGTGTCGGTTTACAGGTATGAATGGAAATGCTTGGGGCGTTCACGAAGGTGATTTATATTTTGGTGGAGCAGGGATAGTATATAAGGCAGATACAGGTGCAAATGACGCTGGAACCGCCATAGAAGGCAGTGGGAAGACTTCTTTTCAATACTTTGGTGGTAGGGGCATTTTGAAACAATTCACTCTTATACGCCCAATTATCGCCTCTGATGGGGCATTGCCTGTTAGTATAGGTTTTGATGTAGACTTTAAAGACGGCACAAGTATTTTCACACCAAGCTCTGTATCAAGTGAGGGAGCCGAATGGGACGTTGCAACATGGGATGTTTCGGCATGGGCTTCTGATTCGGAGCCTATTCAAACATGGCGCAGTGTTACAGGCGTTGGATATAATGCGGCAATTAGGATAAGAACATCAACAACAAATCAAGGTGTGACATGGCACGCTGTAGATGTTCAATATAAAAATGGCACTGGACTTAGATAATGCGTGGCCTCTCTTAGAGGGGGCAGCTCAAATGGGCGATGGTATAAAATACGCAGAAGTTAAAGAAGCATTGAATAATGGAGAGTTTGCTTTTTTTAGCAGAGAAAAAAGTGCAGCAATTACCGCGTCTGATGGAGACACTTTAAGAATAGGTTTAGCTGGGGGCGATCTTAATGAGTTGTTTGAAATAGAAAAAGAAATTTCAAATTATGCTATTGTTAATGGATATAAAAGAGTAGAAATAATGGGCAGACCTGGTTGGGAAAAAGCCTTGAAAGGATATGATAAAGTGGCTGTTTTATTAAGGAGAGAATTATGAGTTTTATTAAAAATTTGTTTTCATCACCAACTCCTCCCCCTGCGCCTAATCCGCAATCGTTAATTGGAGCGCAAGGAGCTTCTAATGAGGCCGTTGCAAGATTAAATGCACGATTAAACAGAATGGATACTTACACTCCATTTGGGTCTGTAACGTACACAGATATGGGTGACGATCGAACTCGTGTAGACCAAACTTTGTCTCCTACTTCACAAGCTCTTTATGACCAACAAATGGGCATTGGTGGCAATATGTTGGGTTTAGCAGAAGGTGCTATAAGTCAATTTCCAACAGAAGCCTTTTCTTTAGAAGGTGCGCCAGCGTATCAAACAGGGATAGACTATTCGGGGTTGCAAGCAATTCCAGGTCAAGGCGATTTTGCAAGCGCAAGCCAGTTAGCTTCAGATGCAGCTTTTAATAGAGTTATGGATCGTTTGAACCCTCAGTTTGATTTACAACAAGAAGCATTAGAAACCCAACTTGCAAATCAAGGAATAGGTAGAGGCAGTGAAGCGTACACAAGAGCAATGGATGAATTTGCAAGACGTAGGAGTGACGCTGGTATAGCAGCAGGGTATGATGCTATTTCTGCTGGAGAAGCTATGCGTCAAGGATTATTTGCTAATGCTTTACAAACAAGGGGGCAACAATTAGGAGAGCGTACATTTGATATGAACGCAATTAATCAAGCCCGACAGCAATATTTAAACGAACAACTTATGGGGCGTAATCAACAAATTAATGAATTGGCGGCTCTGCTTCAAGGTGGCCCAGCAATACAAGGGCCAACTCCAATGAGTGGTGGGCAAGTAAATGTTGCTCCTACAGATGTAACAGGGGCTTATGGTTTAGCAGCAAATATAGGCGGAAATAATTATGCCCAACAAGTAAGTTCGGCTAATGCGGCAATGGGCGGTTTAGCTAATCTTGGCGGTATGGCATTAGTTGCTGGGTCTGGAGGGTTTGGATCATGACACCATCTTCAAGACGTATGTTAGCATCAATGTTGCTAGGTAATGCACGGCAACCTGTTCAACATCCTTTGCAAGCAATATCTAATCTTGCAAATACCTATTTTGGTTATAAAGCATTGGGTCAGGCTGATGAAGCAGAAAAAGCTAAAAAATTAGAAAGATCACAAGCTATAGCAAATGCTTTTGCGCCAAGATCAACTTCAGTTCCAGTAGTAAGACATGTTGGTGGACATCCAGGAATTGACGGAAGAAGAGTTAATCTTATGGAAAATACAATGGTTTCACCAAACAATAAACAAATAGCGCAAGCATTATTGAAGATTCCAGGTTTGGAAACTGCGGCGATAGGGTTAATGACTAAACCGCCACAAAAACCTATTACGTTGGGTGTAAATGACAGGTTAGTAACTCCACAAGGAAAAGTATTAGCAACACCCCCACCAAATAATAATATGTTTCAAGGCTCAAGTTTTAGGGCGCAAAGTGAAAATAAACTTGCTAAGATTATGCAACGCATACAAAATAATTTACCAATAAGCAAAATTGATAGAATTTTTTATCAAAGAGCAATGGAAAAAGCAAAAAGACCACATTTTATTGAACAAATAAACCCAGAGACAAATGTAACTGAAAGAATACAAGTTTCAGGACAAGATACTAGTTTTTGGCCTAAACTTCCACCTTTTAAAATAAATGGTGGTGCTATTGAAGATAGTACGCAAAAAGGTGAAAACACGAGTGCAATAACGGAAAACAAAATTGTTTCTCAAAAATTACCTAAATTGCCATCAACGGCTGAGGCACAAGTATATGGGTTTTATAACAGGATGAATTTTTCTAATAAAACACTTACTGAATTAGAAAAAGATGCGTTTGATGCTAGTGGTCAAATAATTGAAGAAAATTCTCCATTTATAAATATGGGACAATTAACATTGGGAGGTGCTTTTGGGCCAAATCTTGGCGGTTATTTTCAGCGAGTAAGTTTAAGTGAACCTCAACAATTATATTTAACGGCAGCAAATAATTGGGTTAGAGCAAATATTAGAGAAGAATCAGGTGCGGCAATTCCAGAAGAAGAACTAAGGCAAGAATATATGACTTATTTCCCTATGCCAGGAGATAGCGCAGCGACAATAAGATTAAAAGCTCAAAGTAGAAAACAAACAGAATTTAATATGAAGACTGCAAGCCGCGCATCTATAAATTATGAAAAGGCGAAAATAAGTCTTTTAAAACAAAAACTTAAAGGCGATGAGTTAGATGCGTTGAAATGGTTGGAAGAAAACCCAACTGCTCCAAAAGCAAACACAATAAGAGAAATGTTGGGAATTATATAATGGCATTTGATGTAGATAAATTTATAGCAAAAGGAAGGGCAAATCAAACAACTTCAAATAATTTTGATGTAGACGATTTTATAGGAAATAAAAAAGAACAAAAATCAATTCCAATAGGTGTTGAAGACCCAAATTTAATAAATATTAATCAACAATCTTTGCAAACCCCTCAAAACCTTTCGTGGCAAGATGTTTTGCAACAAGTACAAGCAAATTTAGGGTCAAGTGCAACACAAGCTGGAAAAGATTTAATAACACCATTTGTTGAGCCTGTTCAAACAGCAAAAAGCCTTGGAAATTTAGCTCTTGGCGCAATTCAAAAAGTAATACCTGGAGAACAATCATCTGAAAAATATGCAGATGCAGTAGGAAAGTTTTTTGCAGACAGATATGGGGGCATAGAAAATTTTAAAAGAACTTTAGCAAAAGACCCAGCAGGGGTATTGTTGGATTTAACAACTTTTTTATCAGGTGGTGGTTCAACCGTTGCTCGTGCGCCTGGATTGCTAGGAAAAGCAAGTAAAGCCAGTAAAGTTGGCAAAGCAGTAGAAACTACTGGTAAAACAATTAGAAATATTGGTAATTTTGCAGACCCTATAAATTTGTTATCAAAAGGTATAGGAAAAACGCTAACAGGTGTAGTAAATCCATCTGTATCACGCCTTATGAAACAAGGTGTAACACCTACAATGGGACAAATTCTTCAAGGCTCAGTAAAGGCAACAGAAGACGCTTTAACAGGTATTCCTGTTCTTGGCACTACAATAGTAGCGGCACGTCAAAGAGCAAATACACAATTAAACAAGGCAGCGATGGATCGTGTTTTAAAACCAATAGGGGAATCAGCTAAAGATGTTGCTGTAGGTTCTGATGGGCTTGCTTATGTAAGTGATAAATTGTCAGACGCATATAACAAAGTGTTGTCAAAAGTTTCTCTTAAAGCAGATGATGCGTTAATTGACGGAATTGCTGATGCAATCGCATCAAGAAAAGCAGAATTTGAACCAGCGAAACTACGTGTTATTGAAAATTTAATTGATGAAAAAATCCTAAGTAAGCTGGACAGCGACAAACCAATTTCGGGAAAACAATTACAATCAATCCAAAGTGACTTAAAAAAGTTATCTGCTAAGTATGACAATTCCGCAATGGCTTCAGAAAGAACTATTGGAGAAGCGATAGAGGTAATTGAAGGAGCATTTCGTGATGCGTTAATTCGGGAAAACCCTAAATATGCTTCAGAATTATCAAACATTAACAAAGGATACGCAAATTATACTCGATTGCGTAAAGCAGTATTAGGGATAGGAGAAAATAAAAAAGGAGCAGATGTTGGGCCTTTTACCCCAGCAGGTTTACGACAAGCAGTTAAAGCAGAAGACAAAAGTTTAGCAAAAGGAGATTTTGCAAGAGGTAGAGCTTTAATGCAAGATTTGTCACAAGACGCACAAAGAGTTATGGGGGGCAATTTGCCAACTAGCGGAACAGGAGAAAGAACATTATTAGCGGCAATTTTGGCTGGTGGAGCTTATATAGACCCTGGAACTCTTGCGCTAATTGCAGGGGCAGGGCTTCCATATTTGCCAGGAACTCAACGATTAACCTCTCATGCTTTGGCTTCAAGACCCAAATCTGCAAGAGCATTAGGGCAAGCATTGCAAAATTATGGGCCACGAATTGGCAGATCAGCTTTTCAAATGGGAAGAATTAACAGAGAAATGGAGTAAAAAATATGGCATGGAATGGTAGCGGAGCCTTTAGCAGAACTAATGGCACTCACACAGGATCGACAGTGTGGACGCAAGACAAAGACGCTGGAACTAAAATAGTTTCCAATCGACACGACACGCATGACCAAGATTTATCTGATGGAATAAATGCCTGTATTGCTAAGAATGGCGAAAACTACATGACAGGCGCATTTGATTTAAATGGTCAAGTTATTGAGTTGGATGCAGATGCAGATACAAAGATAGGTGCAACGGCTGATGACCGAATTGACATAACTGTTGCAAATTCAATTACGGAACGAATTGGACATGACTCAACTAATTCAAGTGCTTTTCATTTAATTGCCCCTGCAGCATTAACGGCTCAAGCGAATACAGCGTATGCCCATTTTAACATTGCTCCAGCAGGGGCGGTGACAGTTCCTAGTGGAACAACAGCGGTAGTTGCGTCATTAGAAATTAACGAGCCGAATATTACAGCGACAGGCACAGTAACAGCCGCCGCATCTCTTTATGTATCAGGCGCACCTTCGGAAGGTTCCAGTAACTATGCGTTATGGGTAGACGCAGGGAATGTAAAATTTGATGGAGATTTAACATTAGGGGCTGGCTCCGCAACTGATGTTAAACTAGTAATTGATGGCAATGCAAAAGACTTTTATATGGGTCTTGATGATAGCGCAGACAAGTTAGTGCTAGGCGTTGGTTCAACTGTAGGCACAAATGCAATTGTTACACTTGATGATGATTCTGTAACAATTGGTGATGGTGCGGCTGTAGATACAAAAATAGTTTTTGACGGCAATGCTCAAGATTATTACATGGGACTAGATGACAGTGCCGATGATTTAATAATAGGTTTAGGGTCAACTGTCGGCACAACGCCAGCTATTTCTATTGATGAAAACCAAATAACAACATTTGGAAAAACAGCGTTAGGTGCTACAAATACAGATACGTCAAACACTGGGAATGTTACTTTAGATTTTAACGCATATCAAAATCATATTTTGACGTTTACAGGAAATGTTACTCTTGACAATCCAACAACAGAGAATGTTGGTCAATCAGGGGTTATTGTCATAATTCAAGATGGCACAGGGTCAAGAACTTTAAGCCTTGGCACAGATTATGAAACGGCTGGTGGGTCAGGATTAACGATTTCTACAGCAGCCAATGCTGTTGATGTTATTCCATACTTTGTTAAAGCCTCTGGGTCTATTCAGTTAGGCGCAGCTCAGTTGGCGTTCAGCTAATGCCTGTATGGTCGCCGACATGGTTTGGAAGCGCAGGGGGTGCTGGTGGTTTTGTTATATCTCAATCAGCATTATTTGATGGGGCTGGAGACAATTTAAGTCGTACACCTTCTGGTGCGCCTACAAGCTCAAGAACCTCAACGATGTCTGTGTGGATTAAAAGAGCAGAAATAACGGATACAACATACGATGGATATATTTTTTGCTGTAGTCCTGACGAAGATGGAATAGCTCTTACTCAAGATGATGATAAACTAGCTTTTAGAATTGAAGGCTCTACTTATGTAATGACAGCGGTTAATCAATTCCGCGATCCTTCGACTTGGTGGCATTTAGTTTTAAGGATAGATTCTACCCAAAGCACCGATACTAATAGAATTAGAATTTACATTAATGGGTCACAATTAACATTGTCAGGCTCGTTCCCTGCACAAAATTATGATTATACTAGGTGGTTAGCATCTGGCCGAATTGAGCGCATTGGTTGGAATGGGGCTACTCAAAAATATTTTAATGGTTACTTAGCAGAATTTGCTATGTACGATGGTCAATCTTTAGGGCCAGATAGTTTTGGAGAAACAAATGATAGTGGAATTTGGGTTCCTATTCAAATTCCATCAAGTGGTTTTGGAAATAATGGGTTTCATTTAACTTTTTCTGATTCAAGTGCTTTAGGTGCGGATACGTCAGGCAATAGCAATAATTTTACTGTTAATAATCTTGTTGCAGCAAATCAAGTAGAAGATAGCCCGACTAATGACGCTGATAATGATGTAGGAAATTATGCTGTAATTAATCCAGAAGCGGTTAACATAGGTGGAAATAGCGATGTTACGCTTTCTGAAGGTAATTTAAAGGCTGTATATGTTGGAGATCATGCAGCTGAGTTTTCTATTGCCAGACTTACTAGTGGTAAATGGTACTGGGAGTTAAAGAATACAACAAACGCAGCTGGTTCAACTGGCGTTATCCAAGGCAGTTATTACGGAACTTTAGATAGGTCTGCAAATTTAAACTCTACTGGGATTTATTACTATAATCCATCAAATGGACAAAAAATGAAGGATGGTTCAGGCACATCTTATGGTAGCGCAACTAGCACGAATGATATTCTTCAAGTAGCGTTGGATCTTGACAACAATAAAATTTGGTGGGGGATAAACAATACTTGGCAAGCATCGGGTGATCCAGCCGCAGGGTCAAACGAAGCCTACAGTGACTTGACAGACACGGATTACACTCCAGTGTTAGGTTATGGGGGGGCTTACACATCTATTTTAAATTGTGGTCAATCTGGTCTTGCTTACACACCTCCAGCTGGTTTCAAAACTTTAAACACAGCCAACATGACAGCATTAGCATTTGATCCAGAAGCAAATTTTAAATCTGTCACGTATACTGGAACTGGAAGCGAATTGGCTATTACGTCTTTAGCATTTCAACCAGGTTTTGTCATAATTAAAAATAGGGATGCTGCTGATAATTGGATGATTTACGATGTTGTTAGAGGTGCTACAGTAGAATGGCATCCTAACAGCAATCTCAATGAAGCTGATACGACAACAGCCCAAACTTTAAAAAGTTTTGATTCGGCAGGGTTTACTTTAGGTACGGATGTTGAAGTGAATACTTCATCGGAGAAGTATGTGGCGTTAAATTGGAAAACTGGGACGAGTTCAACAATTTCAAATGCAATGACAAAAACTAGTGACAGTTCCCAAACTAATATTACAAGAGCAGTGGATACGGACACTGGTGTCAGCATAATGAAATACACAGGAACTGGTGCGATATCTACAATTTTACATGGGTTGGGGAAGGTTCCGGGTATGGTTTGGGTGCGGGCCACAAATAAATCTGGTGTTTGCAAAGCATGGCATACTGGATTGTCTAATGCCACCAGATCCTATATCGTGTTTGCCCAGAACCAAGCCGAAACAAATTTCTCAGATGATCGTGTGTGGGGTGCAGGGCATACCTCTACAGCTATAGGGGTCGGCACTCATACATATACGAATAATCTTAATGACACGTATATCGCATATGCTTTCGCGGAAACCCCTATTAGTTCGTTCGGAACTTTTCTCGGAAATAATAATTCCGATGGGCCTTTTGTTTATTTAGGTTTTAAACCAGCCTTACTTATTTTGAAAAAAACAGCGTCTGGCTCTTGGTATATTTGGGACAATGGCAGAATGGTCAATAACCCTGCTGGTGGGGCCGTTTATCCTTTACGCCCTGACGATACGGCAACAGAAAGTGGTGTAGGTTCTGGAGGATTAATAGATTTTTTAGGGAATGGATTTAAAATCAGATCTACATGGGGTGATATCAATGGATCTGGTGTAACTGTTACCTATAGTGCATGGGCTGAAAGCCCTTTTTCTGGAAACAACAGGGCAAGATAGGGCAAGATAATGGCACAGAAAAAATTAATTAATAATAAAGGATTTTAATTATGTCTTCAATTTTTAAAGCTGGAAGTAAAACAATAAAATTAGGCCAAAGTTGGATTTCTGATGAAGGTATTCAACATCCTAATACTTGGGGATTGTGGTCAGCGGAAGAAAGAAAAGCGGCTGGGGTAGAAGAAATTGTTCTACAGCCATTGCCTAATCAAGAATTATATAGTTCATTTCATAATGCAGATGGAAGTGTTAACTCTACGGCAAAAAATTTAGCTGATGTAACATCAGATGGTGTAACAACTTACGGAGTAAAGACAACATTAAAAAATGAAGTGAAGAAACAGCAACGCCAATTGTTGTCAAAAACAGATTGGGCTGTAATTAGAAAAACAGATAAAGACACAGCTATCCCTTCTAACATTCAAACATGGCGAGATGCAATAAGAACAAAAGCAACAGAGATGGAAACCGCAATTGATAATGCTGCAAATACCGATGCAATAGAAGTCTTGTTTATTAAAACCATAACAAATGATGATGGAAGTCTTACAAAAACTGGAGTTCTTTATGAATGGCCTGAGTTAGTAGAGTAAATGCCTTTATCTAAAATAAATTTTAGACCAGGGGTTAACAGAGAAACAACCCGTTACGCTTCTGAAAACGGGTGGTTTGACTCAGATTTAATCCGTTTTAGAAAAGGCAGACCTGAAAAGCTAGGTGGATGGATTCGTCTTAGTAGTAATCTTATTCAAGGAGTAGGAAGATCTCTTCATGTGTGGTCTTCTTTTGCAGGATCTAAATTTATGGGTCTTGGTACAGAATCTAAATTTTATATTGAAGAAGGTGGTGGATACAACGACATAACACCCATTCGAACAACAACTACATTAGGTTCAAACCCTCTTAAAACTGGTTCTGCTGGCAGCGGTGTCCTTACTGTTACGGCTCCTTCTCATGGAGCAGTTAATGGTGATTTTGTAACGTTTAGCGGTGCTACTACAACAGACGGTATAAACGCCACTTTGTTAAATGCAGAACATCAAATTACTCTCGTTGATTCCAACTCTTATACTATAACTACAACAGGATCTGCATCTTCAGGTAGCACTGCGGGAGGGGGTTCTTCTATTGTAGCGGTTTATCAAATAAATACTGGACTTGGAACAGTCATAGCAGGAAACGGTTGGGGAGCAGGTCTTTGGGGTGGGTTAACCACAGGTTATTCTCAAACTACGTTAAATGATTCTGGTGGAATTAGTAATTCAGATACGTCTTTTACTCTCACAAGTGCAACGGCTTTTGAAACGGCAAGCACAACAACCTCGTCTGACCGCTCTGCTTCCGATACGACAATAGCTGTTGCAGATTCTTCTGGTTTTCCTAGCAAGGGAACAATTAAAATAGGAAGTGAAAACATTCGTTATGGAAGCAACTCTGGAAATGTATTTGGTGATATAACCAGGGGAGACGATGGCACCACAGCTGCTTCTTCTTCCAGTGGTGACACGGTAACTTTTGTTGGACTTATGTTAATTGATGATGAACTTATTCAATACACAGGAAAATCTTCTAATACGATAAATGCTGGTGTTGTTAGAGGTGTTCGAGGCACTACAGCAGCCTCTCATAGTGACGGAGTTGCTGTAAAAGAAGCAAATGATTTTATTGGATGGGGCGAGGGATCTTTAACTTCTGCATCTACTGGTCAAAATATACGTTTATGGTCTCAAGATAACTGGGGTGAAGATTTAATATTTAACGTGTTTGATGGTACACCGTATTACTGGGATAAAACACTTGGTACTTGTAATCGTGCTTCTAGTCTTGCCTCACAATCTGGAGCGTCCAATGCTCCTACTATAACTCGAAGAATAATGGTAGGGCCAAAACAACATATTCTTTGTTTTGCTTGTAATCCGTTAGGAGGATCTGATCAAGATATGTTGCTTGTTCGTTGGTCTAATACTATTGATGAAAATATATTTGATTGGACACCTACCGTCACAGGAAATGCTGGTGATTTACACGTTTCATCTGGATCAGAAATTATAACGGCACAAAAAACCCGTCAGGAAGTTTTAATCTGGACGGATACATCCCTTCATTCTTTGGCTCATATTGGTGGAGAAAATGTATTTTCTTTAAACATGGTTGCTAACAACGTTTCTATACTAGGACCTAATGCGGCAACGACTGTCGGAGATAAAGTGTTTTGGATAGATCGTGAAAACTTTTACGCTTACACGGGTAGTGTTCAAACAATTCCATGCACTCTTCTACGCTATGTTTTTGACGATATAAACCTTGAACAAAACTTTAAG